CCAATACCACCAGGGTTAAACGTAAGGATGATTTGACCGCCGCCTTTACCTCGTAAAGCTCCAAATAACTTCCAGATAGGGGAAGGGTCAGCATAGTTACCAGCCTCTTCTATAGCGCAATCTGAGAGGTTTTGACCCTGATATTTCTCAGCATCAGCATCATTGGCTAAAGGTCTAAAACGTAAGCGAGCACCCGAAAGGAAGGTAAACTGCTTTTTCTGGTCTTGGTAATGCGCTTTAAGTGGCAAGTATATCTGCTTGGCACGTTCAATAAGGTCATCAGCTTGAGGCAATTCTTTACGAAAAAAAATAGCATTAAAATCAGCCCCTAACTGTTCCTGCTTAATTGCAAACTTACCTAAAACTCCGTCAGTCTTACCTCCACCTCGCGCACCGCCATAACCTACTAGCGTAATAGGGCAATTTACCAGGGCTTCCTGAGGACCGGATTGAGGTCTCCATACAACATTATATTCAATGTTTTCCATTAGTTATGCCACTATTTTCCACTTTTTGCCAGTGACTATATTATGAATATGTTTGCCATTTACGCCGTATTTTGCGCCTAAACTGCGAATGGTATGCCCACCTTCGGCGTACAATTTTCTAATTTCTAAAACTTGTTCTGGTTTTAATTTTGCATCTTTATGTTTAGACCCAAACCAAGTACGTCCTTTTAATGCCATATCACGCATATTGTCTTGATGTGTTCCAAGAAACAAATGTTCAGGATTTACACACTGCGGATTGTCGCATTTATGAAGAACATGTTTATCGCCAATAGGCCCCTTGCAAAACTCATACATAAGCCGATGCACTTTGTACTGTTTGCGATTATCTCGATTGCCTTTTTCTCTAATTTGAAAAGAACCGTATCCGTTTTTACGACCTAAACTGCCTACCCAATAATGGCAATTACTAAATGGAATTTGAATAATATAACGATGAAGGCGGTTAAGAATGTGCTCTTTTGTATATCCTAATATCATGGGGGCCACTATAACATGACCAGCTATAGTTGCCAAGCCCATACTACATTTACGTCTAAATTTTCACTCATTTGCGTAAAGTTATAGCGTTTTCCCCGTAAATCCTCTCTACATTACATTTAGGGTTTTGGCAAACAAAATACTCATCAGATAAGCCAGGGAAAAAGCTGGTATAAGGCATATCTACACCAACCTTTTTCGTGCTTAAGTGTTCACACTTAGGACATCGCATAACATTCGGCTCTAATTCATCTTTAAAAAAATGCTCTACGCCCATCTTTTAAAATATTCCTCTTCTGTTATCCTGTAATCAACAACTATAAACCTTTTCTCACAAAACCTTTTACCGCAAAACACCCAATCTGTAGTGGTAACTCCTATGCCAGTACCTTTGCAATAAGGGCAAATATAATACTCAATCGTCGGAGTCCTGGGTAAGGTACTTTTGGACAAACTCTTCTTTCGACATCGGCTTGGCACTAACCACGCTCCTAATCTCACCCGTTATCTCTAACGTCTGCTGCTCGCTCCAGCCTAGTTTAGTCTTAAGTAGGTGTAACAGGATAGGGGTATTTCCATTCATAGCCTCTTCTAACGCTACCGTAGCCAACCCCTTCTGCATTTGGCTCTGGCCCTCCAAAAACGCCTCAGAATAGTACTTATCCAGCAGGTAAGGGGTAATCCTAGCTGCTAGCGCTGCGCTTGATTTTGACAGTCCTAGACGCCCTAAATCGCGTATCTGTAAAGCTAGCTGCTCATCCCTCTGGTGCTCCCTAGTTTGCGGTACCTCACGCATTACAGGAGGTAAAATTTCAGGAATTTTTAAAATTGGGTCAGCCTCTGTATCCGAGTCCTGTTTTAAATCGCTATCGCTCATACTTTTTATAGCCTATTAGTAGAACTTTGGTTGAATAAAGGTAATTTGGAAATTTTTGTGGGGGTTGAGGTATATACTTAACCGGTACCCTACCCGTTTTCAAATTTGCTACGATATAGCGTTTTATAGCATAGCATCATAACCTATACCCTTGAATTTACTAGCTAAAATCCTAAACCATATCCAAATTATAAAGTGCCCGATAAGTATTGTTATGGGTCACTCTGATATAACTAGGCGATATCATTAAGTAATTGCATAAATTCCTCTGGTGACATACCGCTTAGTTGGTACAACACTACTATCTCGCATGGGTGATAAGTGCGTTTAGTGCGTTCTCTGTACCGTAACGCCTCATACTTAAGCTTGAGCACCTTAGCCAATTGCATTCTGTTTAATCCTAGCCGCTTGCGTATAGCTTGATACAAGTTAGCACGCGCTTGCGGTATAGCGTGATAGTGACCTATCTTTATTCTACCATTCAGTTTCGGTAATTGGTGCATATTAGCCAACACACCACCAAGTTAAATGCTCACTATACACTAACGCAACCCCCTATTTATAACTAGCTGATATCTCAAGCCTAAAAATATTTATAAATATTTACTACTTTTCTGTTGACATCATCATCTAATATCTTATATACTGTAAACATCAACTAGCAATTAAGCTAGTGTGTTAAACGGGAAAAGAGAGATGATAAACTATACTGAATACTGCAATCGCGCTGTAAGTACAGACAAGGGTCGTATAACATTAGTATCAGCGTTCAGAGAAACTAACAGGTTATGCGGAACTGATGGCCACCGCTTGCACTTAGCTAATGACTTGCCGACCGCTACACCACATTATTTAAACAGCGATCTAACTATTGACTCGGCACCGTGCATAGATGCCGTACTACCGAAGGCGACTGTAGCTATAGCAAACTTTAGGTTTAGCAAGAAAGATATAGCTAAGCTTAAGAAGTTAGCTAGTCTAATTCCGGCGGGACAAGAGGCTAGTATACTGTTTACTTTTGCCGCGAATAACTTGCGCATAAATTTTACAACATTAGAGTTAAGTTTCGAGTTTAACTTTGCTTGTGAAGTATTTGAACCGTACAGCGTTAAACTTAACTTAGATTATTTTATCGACGCTCTAATCGCCGATTACGACCAAATCTTTAACGCTTATAGTGTCGTAGAAAAGGGAACGCCAATAGCTATAACTTGCGACAATCTAATGGCTATCATTATGCCGCTACGCTAACTGATAATTACAAGTAACTACTAGTTACTGATAATTATCAGCAATTAAACTGATATAAACTAGGGTAAAATATATGACAATAGAACACCAACACAACGGTAGCATCCTAATCACGGACATAATTAACGGCGAATATATAAAGCAGATTTATTATTTTTATGAGCTGGACGAGGCAATACCGGCTTTCGAGGCTTATATCGCTGAATTGTTTGAATAATTAAACTTGTAAATAATGCTTACAAGTTCGTACTAACTTTAACTTAAAACAAAGGAAAATATATGAGATTAAAAGATTTAACTATCATCGACGTAAGGCAAGGTAAAGTGCATGATACGTCTAACTACCGCTATAAAACCTTTAGCGATATAAATCCCGCGTGGAACTACAGCACCACTAATGAGTTAACTTGCACGCAATCGTTAGGCTATTCGGTTCGACCTGCTTTAAAGCAACTTAAAAAGCTTTATGCTAGTCACGTTCGGATAGGGAGTAAGATTAATCGCAAGCTTAAGCCACTAGCTTTGCGCTTTAATAATTATGCAGTTACTCTACTTGTAGCAAGTAACTAACTTTTAACTAAAAACAAGGATGCCCCTAGGTTACATTATCTCTTGTAGCCTAGGGGTAACCCTACCCTCCCCTTAGATCGTTCAATCCTGACCATCCTCAGCCGTTTTAATTGCCTCTGCGCTTGGCTGGGCATCTGCACCTGTTACTCTATACCAGGTTCGAGTCTTAACCTCATACTTCCACCAAGCCCGATCCCGCCATTCCCATCCTTCGGCTAACCATTCAGCGGCTATTGCCCAGCGAGGGGGTTTGGGAAAGGAAACCGGTTTATCATTCGGGTAGGTCATCGTAATTTACTCCCATCGCTAATAATTCACTTTCAAACTGTTCCTGAGGGGTTCGGTTTGATACTGGTATTTTTTTAATGGTATCTTTTAATGGTATCTCTTTTATTGGTAGGGGGCCAATTTGGCACCTGTCACTAGTGCCAATTTGGCACCTGTCGGTGGACAATTTGGCACCGGTCGTGACATTTTTGGCACCATTCAATGGGGCCAATTTGGCACCGGTTGTCTTAAGGTATCGCCCCCTTCCTTTAGTGGTTTCTTGTAGCATTTGGAGCGCTATTAATCTTTTAATATGGCGCTTAGTGCTACGCTCAGAAAGTCTAAGTTCGGCGGCGATATGGGGGATACTGGCAAAGCAAGGGCGGCGGTTTCGCTCGAATCGCTGAACGTACTGGTAAACTAACGCTTCTAAATGACTTAATCCTTGGTCAACTAAACGTAAATCTACTATACCGATCCGGTGTTTTTTGTTATGCTCCATTTGTTCCTTTCATTTTAAGCCCCTCTTTACTTTAGTCGGTTGGAGGGGCTTTTTTTGTTGCTAGACTCCCCTGTTATACCCCTTCAAATAAATTCCCTCAAGTTTTTTTTAAAATTTCCGAATAAATTACTTGAATGTAGCCATCAAAATGGTTACAGTTAAGAGGTACTGCACACAGTACTGTAATAATCAACAAACAAAAATAGGAAAATATGAGTAGCGACAACAAAAAAACAGCAGAGGCTATACTTGATTATATTGCTAACGGTGGGCCTGTATTTGAGGCCATGAGTGGTATAGTTGGCGTAGAGAATTGGCAAA